CTATTGACCACATACAAATATGGTTGGAAGACTTCTTACTATCAGAATACATATGATGCTAAGAAAGATGGTGATGATATCATAGAAGATAAGAAGAGTAGACTAGAGAGTTTACTTGCTGAGGTAGAAACAGCAGATGACGATTGCGAATCTTGTAAAATATAATGAACGGATATTCTAACGAAGAAAAATTTGATGGGGTAACGGTATTCAATACCAACCATGTTGATGTTAAAAGTCAACCTATGTTCTTTGGACAACCCCTTGGTCTCCAAAGATATGATGAGTATAAGTATCCTGTATTTGATAAACTAACCACACAACAGTTAGGTTATTTCTGGAGACCTGAGGAGGTATCACTCCAAAAGGATAGAGCAGATTATAAATTGCTTACCCCAGAACAAAAGCATATATATACTTCAAATCTGAAATACCAGATCATGCTTGATTCTGTACAGGGTCGTGCACCTGGTATGGCATTCATGCCCTATTGCTCTCTTCCAGAATTGGAGGGAGCAATGAATGTATGGCAACTCATGGAGATGATCCATAGTAGATCATACACATATATAATAAAAAATGTATACCCTGATCCAAGTGAAGTGTTTGATACTATCCTTGGGGATGATAAAATATTAAGTCGTGCAAACTCAGTAACTTCATCATACGATGAGTTAATAAATCATGGACATGAATATGATAGTGGTAACGCATGGAGATTTGCAGTAGAAGGACACCCCGCAGGCACTTATGACAGGAAAGAACTCAAAAGAAAATTATACAGAGCAGTCCTCAACGTCAACATTCTTGAAGGCATTAGGTTCTATGTCTCCTTCGCTTGCTCGTTTGCGTTTGGTGAACTCAAACTTATGGAGGGATCCGCTAAAATTATCTCTCTTATCGCCAGAGATGAAAGCCAACATCTTGTCCTTACTCAACAGATCATCAAAGCCTGGCAAGATGGTGACGATGAAGAAATGGTGGGCATCGCTGCAGAAGAAAAATCCAACATCATAGAGATGTTTAAGAACACTGTCGAAGAAGAGAAGGCATGGGCATCATACCTTTTCAAAGATGGTAGTATGATAGGACTAAATGAAAAGTTATTATCACAGTACGTAGAGTTCACTGCTAACCGTAGACTACGTGCTATTGGTTTCGATCCACTGTATGACATTGGTATGCGAAACAATCCTTTACCATGGACACAGTACTGGTTAAATAGTAAGGGACAACAGAACGCACCACAAGAAACGGAGATCGAATCTTATGTCGTCGGAGGAATCAAACAAGATGTCACCAAAGAAACCTTTAAAGGATTCTCACTCTGAACCTAAAATTAAACTAACCTTTGAAAAATGTTATAATTATAATGAATTAAAAAAGGAAGGTTTAGTTGACTATGAAAATCCTAGACCAGAGGAGGACATAGCAGAGATGATGCAAGCAATCGTTGATGCTGAAGACATTGACTATAATGATATGGCAGGTGGATGATGCCTAAGATTAAATTTGAAAAGACATTACTAATTGGATCAGGTAAAATCACATGGTACATGAAGGCACAGAGATGGGCTAAGAAACAAAAGTTTCCCATCTCTTTTTTATTGCTTGGTATTATCGAGTGGTTGAAAAATTTTTGGATTGATGTTAAAATATATAATAACATGCGTGACGTAGACCGTCAGGCAGAGGCACTCAAGAAACATTGGGAAGAACATGACGAACCAACAACCCCACACATCGTGGAGAGAGGAGTATTTGGAGATGAAGGCTGGTCTCTCGAAATATCAAATCCGATTGTTGAAAGAGGGTCCTCAGCAATTAGCACAGGCATGGTTACTGGGAGCAATGCACAACGATTACAAGAAGATGAAAGGGATTAAGGAACCTCCCTATAGAGAATCGGGATACCAGACATCTTTAAAGGAATGGTTGCAGAATTATAAGTAGAGCTTGACTAAATACATGTGGGTATGCTAACATACCTTTACGTTCATCCCACATGGGACGCAAGTAAGCCGACTCGGAACGGGTTCGTTCATCCTCATGCCCTTTCTTTTTTACTTATCTTTATTAGCATCACATGAACCAGTCCATTGGACTATTAAATGTGTTCAGTGGTCAGAGCTCGCTGTTCAAGTTATGCAAGATGAACATCTTGATGACAGAAGCAAGTCAGATCTGATTAACTATTTTGCTACAAAGGTAGAAGAAGAAGGATGTTTTGAGGACGCAAAAGCCGACTGAAGGAACGGTCTAATCAACCCAATTCCAACAGGAGCAAAGCAAATGGCAAACGTCACATACCGTGGTGTCCAGTATGACACTGAAGAGTACCGTAAAATGGTACAAGCGGAAGCACAACAGAGAAACTTCGATCTAATGTATCGTGGTATCAAAGTAAAACGTAAGTTCGCTTCAAAGAGTTAACGGTACTCTAATTTATTCCCCGACTACATATTGTAATCGGGGATTTTTTATGCAGAGAACGAGATTAAAAACATTAATACAAGATTTAGAAGACCTTTTAGCGGAGTTAAAATCAGAGGTATACGCAGACACGAGTGCATATATTGATAGTAATGGAGAACAGTGGTATAGTGGTGACGATGATGACGGGTATCCAGATTGAAAATTAGTATATTAGGTGCAGGTAATGCTGGTTGTTTTACTGCCCTATACTTATCATGGTATGCAAAAGAATTAGAAGTAGAGTTAATCCATAATCCCCACGTACCACCAGTAACTGTAGGACAAGCCACCATACCTGGTGCATTACAATTATTACATAACACTAGACAATTTAATTGGCATAATAATCCAGTACATGCCACACCCAAGACAGGTTTCTTATATGAGGGGTGGGGTAAGGTAAATGATTTTGTTATGTCACCATTTCCTGCAGAGAATATGGCTATGCATTTTTGTCCCCATGAAATGCAAGATTATATTTTAAAGTCTGGAAGATTTAAAGTTACTGAAGGTGATGTAAATCCCAAAGATGTGGATGCTGATTATGTTATTGATGCTAGAGGTGGTACACCAGATGATCGTGTTAAATTAATCAGCCCTGTTAACGCTGCTGTTCTCGGTAAACCAAAATGGAATACTAAAGATGTACTGTACACTAGGTGTGTTGCAACACCTGATGGTTGGACATTTGTTATACCCATGGATCCATCATCCCCATCGCATGAAGGTTCAGTTGGTTACATTTACAATAATGAAATTACAAATACATTTGAAGCAGAAAAAAATTTCGGGGAAAAATTTGACGTAGAGGTCACTCGACATTTGACATTTGAATCATACGTTGCACGTGAACCTATCATAGATGATAGGATATTTTTACAGGGTAATAAATTATTTTTCTTAGAACCATTAGAAAGTACCGCCATCGAAGCATACCTCCACTGGACAAGAGAGATTTATAGTGCTATAATAACTGGTACAAGACCTAATATTAAGAAGTATCTTAGAAGAGTTCAAAATTTTATACTCTGGCACTACCAGTTTGGATCTAAATACGATACACCTTTTTGGGACTATGCTAAGAGTTTGATCTCTACTGACGAAACCTTTAATAAATTTCGAGATGCTTCAGTTAGTATGAGTTGGGACAAAGCAATTGGTAACACTGACTATGGTTATGCACAGTGGCCACCATTTAGTTTCAAGTATTGGTATGAAGGCATGACCCTAAATAAAGAAAGATTATGAAAAAACTTTGGAAGGAGATTATGAGAACCCCTGGACCTATCAGGGTTCAACTTTTACTTCTGCTGACATTGACGGCTTCTTCGGTTTCGTCTACTGTATTACAAATCTCATCACGGGTAGGAAATACATCGGACGTAAATACTTCTACCAATTTAGAAAGCCTAGAGGTAAAAGCAGGAAGGTTCGCAGTGAGAGTGACTGGAAAAAATACTATGGATCTAGTGACGAACTTAATACCGATAGAAAGTCTCTTGGAAATTCCAGTTTCAAACGAGAAATAATATCACTACATACCACTAAAGGTTGGGTGAATTATGAAGAAACCAAACAACTCTTCCTCAACAATGTTCTAAGTGAGGATGAGAACTATTACAACTCAAACATCTTAGGACGCTATATGAAAAAAGACTACTTCAATGAACAACACACCTCCAAAACTAAAGCATGAACTTGACAGACTTCTAGAGTGGATGCAGGATCGTAGTGATGAACTGTGCTTAGATAAACAGTACGAAGATATGTTTGCATTGTATATGGAGTGGCATGAATGGATTGAAGAAGACAACCCAAGTGTTATGGTGCTAGGTAAGTGGGATGATCAAGGGGATAGTTAGTTACATCAAAGAGATAGGTCAGGCAGCAAAATATATGCTGCAAGGTTTATCTGTAACTCTTGACCATATGGGTCGTAGACCTGTAACGGTACAGTATCCTTATGAGAAACTCATACCATCCGAAAGGTATCGTGGTCGCATACACTACGAGTTTGACAAGTGTATTGCTTGTGAAGTATGTGTTAGAGTATGCCCTATCAATCTACCAGTCGTTGACTGGGTGATGAACAAACAGACAAAGAAAAAAGAACTAAGAAATTATTCGATAGACTTTGGAGCATGTATATTCTGCGGTAACTGCGTAGAGTATTGTCCAACCAACTGTCTATCAATGACGGAGGAATATGAATTATCAGTATTTGATCGGCATCAACTTAACTATGATAATGTCGCTCTTGGACGACTTCCCACTAATGTTACAACTGATCCCTCAGTTAGAGCATTGCGTGAACTTCCTTATCTACCCAAGGGTGAGATGGATCCACACACAGTCAAGGACAGTGACCCTAGAGTTGGTAAACTTCCATCAGAGGTACTCGATTGGATGAGTATCAAAAACGATTAGCAGATCCTTGTTGGCAGAGACATCAGGAACTAATCAGTGTGTTCTTACTGGACTCACATAACACCAGTTACTTTTGGAAGAGGGAAGATAACACATACTACTGGCAACACAGTCGCAAACATCTTGACGATGATCTTTTTATTGATGCTGATGGTGTTCAGTTAGATCTATTTGGAAAACCTGACCTAACAAAACAGTTTATAATGGATGCAATATTGGATGTATAACAAACAGAATGAAACGAAATGATTTAGATTATCTTTATGGATGGGCAACAAGAACAGATTTTCCCCTTAGGAGAGCTCCAACTGCTGTTGGTTATTCTAACAAGGATATATATTTCTGCTGGCTAAAAGCACAGAACAAAAATGGTGGCGGGGTAAGAAGATCTGTTGTTGAAGACGATAAGGCAGCAGAGATATTAAACAATGAAGAAATTGTTTTTGCTACAGTTTCTTGCTTTGAACCAGGCACAGAATTAGGACCCCATAAGGATCCTCCAGTTTACGGAATACATTACAGACGAATACAAATACCATTATACATACCATGCAACAAATCTTGCTACATGGTATGGAAAGGAGAGAAAGTCTTCTGGGAAGAGGGAGTACCTCAGATCTATGATGTCATGGATCATGTTCACGAAGGGTATAATTATTCGGACGATGATATGTTATTTTTATTCGTTGATATTTTAAAGACCAATGACAACAGTAACTTGCACTAAATGCAACAACACAATACAGTCTAAACATGAGCATGATTATAAGATGTGTGGTTGTGATAATCAAACCTATGTTTGTGGTAACACCTATGGTGGACTGAACATGCAGTATGTAATAGGATTAATAGAACCTAGAGAAGAGAAAGAAATTAGATTGGGAACAGAATCACCACGAAGAAGAACAACTAGAATGACTGACGTAGATATTAGATAATGGATATAGCACAGTACCCTCGACTTATTACATCAACATCCATTTGGAGACTGACTAGGGAAGTGCACATGTTCAACCCTCTACCAGGTAATTGTTGGATAGGACTGCATGATACTCCAGAGAATGCTTTGGAGAAATATGTCTTAGATTCATATGACATGTACTTCAAGGATGACTACCCAAATGTTACAGGATTTGAATGGTGGTTCCATTTTATTGAAAAGTGTGATAGAATGATAGCGTTCCACTCTGACCATGATGAAATGGTTAGGAGGGAGAATGAAGGTGAGATGAAATATCCTCTCCTATCCACAGTCACTTATCTCAACAATCACAATTCACCAACGATCGTTTGGGATACTTCGACTGGGAATAACCAAAAGGAGTATCGAAATATACCACCCACTGAGGTTGTGTTTTCGATCCCTGAGGAAGGAAGGATGCTCACCTTTAATCCAAGATATATACACGGAGTGTTACCACACAGTGAGGGTAGGATTACTCTCATGTATAATATCTGGGACTATAGACCCAAAGGATTGAACCGTGTGGATAAACGGACATGGGCAAGTGATATGTCATCTCACTTCTTTATGAAAGGAGAGAGTAAAGAACCAACCAAGTGGTTAGGTAATACAGTAGACACTAGTGTCAAACTGTTTGGTCCTAATTGGATGAGACATATTACATTCAAACATCCTGAGAATGCAACGAACTACGGAGATTTTTGGAGTGTAATCCAATGATTGAAATTAAAGAAGAAGAACTTAAGAAAAAGGAAGATCACTATGCTGCATTAGCAGAGGGTGGTGAACCTATATTGGTTGTCAAACCAGATGGTAATAAATATCTGATGGTTCCTCAGAAACCAGATGACATGAGACATCTATGGGATCATGACGACGGAGCATAAATAACTAAAAACGTTGTGCAATGGATTGGTTACCACATATAGTAGTAAAGGCAGATCAGGATGCTGTACCTTCTACTGCTGCATCAGCATTAAAAACATTTAGTATAGGATTTCCAGAGCATACTGCAACGGTACACTATGTCGGTACATCTCCTGCAGTAAAAACTTTCTGTGAGAAATGGTGTAAGGAAGGTGGACATAAGTTCGTTGCATATGATAATAAGATAAGACAATCCAGATTACACTACGCTATTGTTAAGAGTAGTAGACTTCCTGTTGTACTCATCAGAGGTACAGCAGTTTTTTATGGTGACATGAGTGGGTACTCATTATCTAAGGGTAAAATATTTGGTGGATATATTTGGCCATCATATGCTGCTCAACCAATCAACGATAAGAAAAAATTAATTAGATTATCAGCAGTAGATAAAACTATTATATTCTGTGGAGAACCTATCAAGGCAATCAACCTTGTGAATGAGATTACTAAGTGGGATAGACCAGACGTAGGAACTGAAGCATCAGGTGCTAAGAAGTGGGATGGTCAGACTATAGTAATGGATGGTGAAGTGTACCAACAAGAGAGTGGTTTCTTCAACATGATATATCAGTGGGATCCAAAGGTGTTCTCTAAGTTTAACAAGGCAACCTTTGACAATTATGAGACTATACTGTATGGTAACAGTGTATCAACAGTACATAGTACACTAGAGACTATGCCAGAGCAAGAAGCATTAGTCATGGGTGGTATTAACTCTGCACTCAATGAGAATTATGATGATCTCAAGGGAATTATGAAGACAAGCCTTGACAGTTTGAAGGATTACGTGCTAAAGTAGCTACATATATATCAGTCACAATAATATAATGACTGATGTAAAGAAAGAGGAAAGGAAAGGTCCTCTTGGTAAACTTAAAGAAGTAGCAGAAGATAAGGAGGAACAACTTCAATACTTAGCTACACTCATAAGAGTGATAGTCCTTGTGTGGTCCGCAGGAATCTTGACGTTAAATTACGTTAAAATACCAGGCTACGAGAGAGGAGAGAGAATTGATCCAACCTTTATAGCTTCGGTCTTTACAGGAACTTTAGCTACTTTTGGAGTCCAAGCGGGAGGTAAGAAAAAGAATGGTGATGGTAGTAGTCCCAACATATCTAAAAAAGATATGGAGTTTCTTATTGCTAAAGCATCTGAAACTGCCCCTGCACAAACTATCAGGATTGAATCAGGTCCTGTAAAAATAGTTCCTGACACAAAGTAAATTTGTTATTTAATTCAATGCAAAAAATTGTAAATGTCATCGCAATATCGTCTGGTGTTGTATCTCTTGCCATTGTTGTTGGTGGGGTATCTCTATATGCCAATCGAGGAAAAATTATTGATAACGTCAAGTCTCAAGTCTTGGAGCAAGTCACTAGCGGACTGGGTTCATCACTTGGTGGTTTGGTTCCAGACACAACTGGACCTGCAGCACCCATGAATCCTATAGCAGTTCCTGCAACACCTCCTAGTGGCTTCTAAAGATCAGAACTCCATTGATGGTGAGGAGACCCGAGCCGAGAAACTTAATAGAGCACTAGATCTATTTTGTGAATCGGTTCTGGCACCTGACCACAAGTTAAGAGGTTGTGCTCATAACCAGAAATGTTATCATGAGCTGATGCAAATCCGAGAACACGTATTAGAATACCTACATAGCATGAAAGAAGGTGAATTCTATCGTGAATGGACGAGTGAATAAAGTTGCTATGCTTTCACGTATCATGCGTATTAAACAAGGCATACATGAACAACATTGGTATCCAGAATGGAGTGATAAAGAAAGATGGGCAGCACAACAAGCTTTAAATAATGTACTAGATGTATTGGATGAGTACTGGGAATGACTATACCAACCCAAACTATTAATGACGTTAATGTTAGGAACATAACCATTCCTAATGTTAACGTTTTTAATTATGATGTACCAACACCTCTAGCACCAGGTCATCCTAGAATTACAGAATATATTGGAAGACCTATAGTAAATATTCCTGGTTGTGTTGAGGCACATCCAGATGATAGGAACGCACAGAATTTACCAGAGGATGACTCCTCTAAGGTTATGACCTTATGTGATGGTGAGGTTCCATCGTATGATGCGATGAACTATGAACCAGAGCAGTTAACCATAGTAAGAGAGTTACCACCACCTGATGTTGTACCTCCACC